GCGAACACCGCGCAGCAGTGGTCAAAGCCCTTGCGCCGAAACGTGTCGCGGGTTGCATAATCGCGTCATTCCATTAACTTTGAAGGGGTAGGCTATGAAGATGACAGCAGCAGCCAAGAAGATTGGCAAGGTCATGGGCGAATACAAATCTGGCACTTTGCACTCAGGCAAGGGCGGCAAGGTTGTGAAGAATCCAAAGCAAGCCATTGCCATCGCAATGTCTGAAGCCAAGATGCCTATGCGCGGTCAACGCACTGCAAAGAACAAAGCCAAAAAGTGATTCCAATCTGCATTGCAACAGTACACGGCAAGGGGTTGCCTGTACTGCTTGAGTCGATCAAGCAATACGCGCCAGAAGCGTTTGTCTATCTTCGCGGCCCTGAGTCCGTGATTTCCAAGATGGAGAACTTGTCCAATGTCCGCATCATGGTTGGCGAGGCGCGTAACTTTGGCGAGGACTACAACGAGATCATTGACGATGCGTTGAAGTACCACACAGCTTGCATCGTCTGCAATGACGATGTTGTTCTTACCCCCACCAGCTACAGCAAGTTGCTGGATGATGTGGACACAATCCGATCTCTTGAACCGTCAGTTGGTTGGGTTGCTGCGCGTAGCGATTCGGTTCGTGCTGTGCAGAACATTCGGTACAACCGAGAGTCAGACCCGTTGTATATGAACCGTTTTGCGTCCGAGGACTACATCTTCCCGACTGACGTTGTGGCTCCAATCTTTGCTTATGTCTCGCGTGATGCGTGGAATCATGGTCGGTTTGGACCGATCAATTGGTACTCTGACGATGCGTCCTGCTTGGATATGTCAGCCAAGGGATATACGCACTATGTCTCCACTTCTTATGTCCACCACGTTGGAAGCCAGACAGTTGGCACTGACGTGGAGAAATTAAACGCGCAAGCCCGTCCGTGGATTGAGCAAAACAGACCGCAATATGTCAAAGAGTTTTTTGGTTCTTAATCTTGGTTCGGGTAAAGATTGGCGCGAGGACTGCATCAACGCAGACATCCAGCGCCGAATCAAATCCGATTGGTGTCTTGACATCCAAGACGTGCAGTGGGGTTCGCTGCTGGTTACACGCTTTGGCGACTTCCGAGTCAAGGCTGAGATGTTTGATGTGATTTTGGCAAACGACATTCTTGAACACGTCCCTGACTTGGTGAAGGCCATGACCAACTGCAAGGAGTTGCTGAAGGTTGGTGGCGAGATGCGCATCCATGTGCCTTACGACTTGTCGTATGGTGCTTGGCAAGACCCAACACACGTCCGAGCGTTCAACGAGAAGTCATGGCTGTACTACACGGATTGGCATTGGTATCTAGGTTGGGAAGATCGCTTCTTTGTGAAGCATCTGGAGTTCACGCTCTCAGAGGTCGGGGAAAGTCTAAAATTGCCACAAGATGAGATTTTGAGGACTCCACGGGCGGTGGACTCCATGTACGTCATATTGCAAAAGGGCAAGAAATGAAAGTTCCATACGAGTTTGAGTCTGAGACTACAAGTGCTTTGCTGAACAAGGCGAAAGAGCAGATTGAGGACTTGATGGAGTCAAAAGACCCTGAAGAAGTCAAAGAGGAAGAAGCCGAACACCAGCCGATGGATGACGAAGAACTTGAGGCCATGATTGGTCAAGAGATCACGGACGCTGTTTCTTATATTGATTCCGACCTGTCGCCTATTCGTGCGATGGCTACACGCTACTACCGTGGCGACCCTTTCGGTAATGAGGAAGAAGGCCGTTCGCAGGTCGTGGCGATGGAGACACGCGACACGATTTCGGCAATGATGCCTTCCTTGATGCGCGTTTTCTTTAGTTCTGAGAACGTGGTTGAGTTTGTACCCCGTGGCCCTGAAGACGTAAAGAACTCGCAACAAGCCACCGACTATGCAAACTTCGTGTTTTCGTCCGACAACAACGGCTTTATGACGGCCTACGCCACCTTCAAGGATGCCTTGGCGCGTAAGTGCGGCATCATGGAAGCGGTCTGGGAGGAGTCAGAGGAAGTACGGATTGAGCAGTATTCTGGCCTTGATGACTCCACCTTGCAGGTGCTGATGCAAGAGCCAGAAGCCGAGATGAAGATTGTCGTGTCTTACCCTGACGAAGACGCGATGCAGATGCAGCCGATGGTTGACTCTGCCACGGGTATGCCTGTTGTGCAGCCACCCGCCATGCTGCACGATGTCGAAATCAAGCGCATCGTGAAGTCTGGTCGCATCCGCATTAACTCTATCGCTCCAGAGGAGTTGCTGCTTTCGCGTCAGGCTTTGGATTTTGAGAACGCACCGATTATTGGTCGGCGCAAGATGGCTACGGTTGCCGAGTTGATTGCCATTGGGTATGACGAAGACGAGGTGATGGAACACGTTGGCTCGTCCGACCTGAACGACAACGAGGAAGCCATTGCCCGTCATGCGCTGAACAACCAGCAATTCCCAACGGAAAGCGCCAACCCGATGGAGCAGCGCGTTCTGTACTGCGAGGTGTACGTCCGTGTTGACTTTGACGGTGATGGCATCCCTGAGTTGCGCAAGGTATGCACGATGGGTGCAAGCTACGAAGTCAAGCGCAACTTGCCTTCTTCTTACATCCCATTTGTGGCCTTCCCTTGCGACCCAGAGCCACACACATCGCCACTTGAGGCTGGCTCAATCTTTGACTTGACTCACGACATCCAAGAGATCAAGTCTGAGATTCTGCGCAACACGTTGGACTCGCTGGCTCAGTCGATTCACCCACGTACTGCCATCGTTGAAGGCCAAGTCAACATTGACGATGTGCTGAACAACGAGACAGGCGCTGTCATCCGTATGCGCGCGCCAAACATGGTGCAGACCTTTGCACAGCCGTTTGTTGGTCAGGCTGCTTTCCCGATGCTGGACTATGTGGACAGCATCAAGGAAGACCGCACTGGCATGAGCAAGGCGGCAATGGGCTTGAACGCTGATGCCTTGCAGTCTTCTACCAAGGCTGCTGTTGCTGCCACCATCAGCGCCAGCCAAGGCCGTATTGAGCTGACATCGCGTCTGCTGGCTGAAGGCATGAAGACCCTGTTCAAGAAGATTCTTTTCTTGACGGTGACTCATCAGGACAAGGCCCGAATGATTCGTCTGCGCAACGAGTGGGTGCAGATCGACCCACGTTCGTGGGATACGTCAATGGACGTGACCGTGAATATCGGCTTGGGCAATGGCGACACCAACGAGAAGCTGGCTGCTTTGGCTCAATTCGCGGCAAAGCAAGAGCAAATCATTGCTCAATACGGTTTGGATAACCCTGTTGTTACACCACAGCAATATGTCCGTACTTTGCGCAAGATGGTGCAGTTGTCTGGCTTCACGGACGCATCTGCCTTCATCAACGACTTGCCTGATGATTGGAAAGCCCCGCAAAAGCCTCAGAAAGCCACGCCAGAGGAAGTGTTGGCACAGGTTCAGGCTCAGTCGATTCAAGCTGACATACAGAAAAAGGCGGCAGAACTAGAGCTGAAACGTCAACAAATGATGTTGGATGACGATTTCCGCAGAGATCAAATGAATCAAGATCGACTACTTAAACAATACGAACTTGAGTTAAAGTACAACACACAGATAAGCACTGCCCAAATCGTGGCAGAGCAGAATGTAAACCGCGAGGCTGTGAAACAACAAGCCGCGATTGTTCAGCAAGCAGTTGAGCAAGCGCAGCCAGAAATGCAGCAGCCTATGCAACCCATCAACCCACAAGGAATGGTCTAAGTGAGCAACGAAGAAACCGTAAGAAAAGGGAAGAAGGCCGAGAGTCTGGTTCAAGACGAAGCCTTCTCAGCAGCTCTGCTGCAAATGGAGAACGATGCTGTCTGGCTTTGGAAAAGTACGAAGTCAGAGGACACCGTAAAAAGAGAGAGCGCGTGGCACATGATTCAGGCGATTGAGCAATTCCGTACCCAGATGAACAAGATCATGGACAACGGAAAGATTGCACAGCGTCAGATTGAACGCGCTCAGAAAAATCTGGTTTAAAGGAATTTGGAAATGTCAGACGGAAACGCCAACCCCACAGGGAGCATCCCAACAGGTCCAATGTCAGTGGACGAAGCGTCCAATGCACTCGCTCAAATGTTTGGTCCCGATGAGGGAGAAACCGAACAGGAAGTTGAGGCGCAGTTGCCATCCGATGAGGATGGCGCGGCATCTGTCGATGAAGAACTAGACGTGCAAGACGATGAGTCTAGTGATGAAACGAAAGATGAACAGTCGGAAGATTCTGATGAAACCGAGGAAGACGAACAGCCACAGGTTTTCACCGTCAAGGTAGACGGTAAGGAAATCGAGGTGACGCTGGACGAACTCCAACAAGGTTACAGCAGGACACAAGACTACACACGAAAGACGCAACAGATCGCTGAAACCCGTAAAGCGGTTGAGGCTGAAGCTGCTGCTATTCGTGCCGAGCGTGAACAGTACGCTCAATTGTTGGGAGCGTTGCAACAGCAACTTGAGTCGGCTGGTGAACAGCCCGTTGATTGGGACCGTCTTTACGCAGAAGACCCCATTGAATGGGTACGCCAGAGAGAGTTGGCCCGTGACAAGCAAGAAAGACAAGCAGCTATTCAATCCGAGCAGCAGCGCCTTTCTCAATTGACACAGAAACAACGTGAGGAAGAATTCAAGGCAACACTTGCGAAAGAAAGTGAAGCATTGATTCAAGCTATTCCTGAATGGAAGGACGCGAATAAAGCAAAGGCCGAAAAGGCTTTGTTAATCGAGTTTGGACAAAAGGTCGGCTACTCAGAAGACGAACTCAAGAATGTTTTTGACCATAGGGCTGTCTTGACGCTGCGTAAAGCTGCGCTGTATGACCAGATGGTGTCCAAGCGTAAGGACATCAAACCCGTAGTCAACAACGGTCCACGCCCAGTAAAGCCTAGTGCTGCTGGTCGTGTCTCCTCAACAACTGAAGGTACTCGCGCAAAACAGCGTCTTGCAAAAACTGGTCGTGTCGATGATGCGGCTAGAGCAATTGAACTTCTTTTGAAATGAGGCACTTAAATGGCTATCGTAACTAACACCTTTACCACCTTCGATGCCAAAGGCATCCGTGAAGACCTGTCAAACGTCATCACCAACATCGCTCCTGAAGAAACTCCTTACATGAGCAACATCGGTCGTGAGTCAATCAGCAATTCGTTGTTCGAGTGGCAAACAGACACATTGGCATCTGCCGCTGCTAACAAGCAGTTGGAAGGTGACGATGTGACTTCTTTTGACGCTGTTGTCGCAACTGTGCGTTTGCAAAACTACGCTCAGATCAGCCGCAAGACAATCGTTTTGTCTGCTACTGAAGAAACCGTCAACAAGGCTGGTCGCAAGTCTGAATTGGCTTACCAGATCGCCAAGCGCGGCGCTGAGTTGAAGCGTGACCAAGAATTCACAATGCTTAACGGCGCTGTGGCTGCTGCTGGTAACACTACAACTGCCCGTGGCACTGCCTCTTTGGGCGCTTTCGTGAAGACAAACGTGGATATGCAAACGAACGGTGCAAACCCTTCGTACACCACTTTGCCTAACAGCGCGCGTACTGACGGCAACGTTCGTACATTCACCGAAACCATCTTGAAGAACGTGATTCAACAAGTGTGGACTGCTGGTGGTACACCAAAGATGTTGATGTGCGGTCCAGTGAACAAGCAGCGCGTGTCTGGCTTCTCTGGCATTGCATCAAGCCGCTTCAACATTGACGGTGGCGCAAAGCCAGCAACTTTGGTTGGCGCTGTTGACATCTATGTGTCTGACTTCGGCAACGTGCAAGTGATCGCAAACCGCTTCCAGCGTGAGCGTGACGCATGGGTGATCGACCCTGACATGGCTAAGATGACCACTCTGCGTCCTTACCAACAAGTTGAACTCGCCAAGACAGGTGACGCTGAGAAGCGTATGCTGATCGTTGAGTGGGGTCACAAAGTGTTGGCTGAGAACGGCATGGGCTTGGCTGCTGACTTGGTAACTTCTTAATCGAAGTAACGGAAGGGGCGGGGAAACCTGCCCCTTTTTTTATATGAATGAATCACGACTCTTTGACTACGATGACTACACGGGCATCAAAAAAGTCTGGCACTACGATGCTGAAAAAGATGAAGCAACAATTGAGACGCTGCAAGATGTAGCACCAATCATTGAGATGAACAAGACTGATTTAACTCAGTCCGACAACACTGGCTGGAAAGGTGAGTTCCATCATGTTGCTCGTATCCCATTGTCTGTTTACTACAAGCTCAAGGCTGAAGGCAAATTGGATGATGACGCTTACATGAAGCGTTGGCTCAACGACCCTGACAATAGATTCTTTCGCGTGAAAGAAGGACAAGTATAAAAAAATGACACAAGAAACCGTTAAATACATTGCAGTATGCACACCAGCGAGAGATATGGTCCATGCGAACTTCACGTTCTGCTTGGTCAATATGGTGGCGTACCACACACTCAACACGCCTGATGCGATCTGCCTGAAGATCAACCAAGGCACTCTGATTCAAAACCAACGCGCAGATTTGTGCCTTGAGGCAATGCGTGAGGACTGCACCCACGTCTTGTTTATTGATTCAGACATGACCTTTCCGCAGGACATGGTTGGTCGTTTGCTGGCTCACGATAAGGACATCGTGGCAACCAACTGCGCAAGGCGCAGGATGCCAACAGGACCAACAGCCCGTGGCTTGGATGGTCAACTTATCTATTCAATGCCTGACTCCACTGGTCTTGAGGAAGTCGAGTCAATTGGCATGGGCGTGATGCTGATTTCACGCAAGGTTTTTGAGTCATTGTCAGAGCCTTGGTTTGAAACTCCTTGGCGTACAGACAAGCGTGGCTATATTGGCGAGGACGTGTTCTTCTGCCGTAAAGCAACGGCTGCTGGTTTTAAAATCTACATTGACCACGATGTGTCCAAAGAGATTGGGCATATCGGTACATTTGAGTTCAAGCATGACCACACTTGGGTGATGAAGGACTTGGAGAAGGCTCAGAAGGAAGCGTCCAAACCAGACGCTTGACGCATACAATTAGGGGAACGGAAGTAAGACATGGCACTCAATACATACGCAACCCTAAAGTCAGCCATCGCGGATTTTCTAAACCGCGATGACTTAACGTCTGTCATCCCTACATTTATCACTCTGGCAGAGTCGAAGTTCAACCGAGCAATTCGCACTCGCCAGATGATTAAACGTGCAACAGCGACTGTGGACGGTCGCTTTTTTGCCATGCCTACGGACTTCCTAGAAGCTCGTAGTTTCCAGTTGAACACCAACCCGATCACCGTGTTGGAGTATGTCACTGAAGGCTATGGCAACACCTTAAACGCCAATGTGTACATATCTTCTGGAAAGCCATCACGGTTCACAGTTGTCGGCACTCAGTTGGAAGTCATCCCTGCGCCTGACTCGTCTTATGACGCAGAATTGACTTACTACTCAAAGATTGCTGCATTGGCTGATGACAACACCAGCAACTGGTTGCTGATTGCTAACCCTGACATCTACTTGTACGGTTCTTTGCTTCAGTCTGCACCGTACTTGAAGGACGATGCACGAATTGCGGTGTGGGCGCAGCTCTACACTGCTTGTGTGGATGAATTGAACGTATCAGATCAAAGGGCATCTGTTGCGTCTACTCTTGTTTCACGCGCCCGAACATTTGGATAAACATCATGGCAGCAATGAGCAACTACTTGGAGACAGCATTGGTCAATGCTGTTTTGCGCAACACTTCGTACACAAGCCCAACGACTGTGTACGTTGGTTTGTTTACGTCTGACCCGACTGATGCTGGTTCAGGCACTGAGGTGTCTGGTGGTTCTTATACGCGCAAGGCTATGGCCTTCAGCTCTCCATCCAACGGTGCAACATCCAATAGCTCTGCTGTGGAGTTTGATCAAGCCACTGCTTCTTGGGGAACTGTCACGCACTTTGGTTTGTTTGACGCATCTTCGTCTGGCAACTTGTTGCTGCATGGGGCTTTGACTACATCCAAGACTATTGATAACGGCGATGTATTCAAGTTCGCAACTTCTGCTCTGACTGCAACCTTCGCATAAATATGTCCACCATCGTCACACGCTCTGGCAAGGGTTCTCCTCTGACTCATGTCGAGGTGGACGCAAACTTCACCAACCTGAACAGCGACAAGACTGAGAACGCAACTGCTGCCATCACAGGCGGTACGATCAACGGCGCTACAGTAGGCGCTACAACCCCTGCTGCTGGTACGTTTACTACGTTGACTGCTACTGGCACATCTTCATTTGGTACTGGTTCTGCTGCCTATTGGTCTGCCATTGGTGGTTCTGCTCCAAACTTGCGTTCTACTGCTGGTGGAACAATTGATATTGGTGGTTCTAACAACCTTTCAATTCGCACCAACACAACAGCAGAACAACTTCGTGTCTCCCACACAGCCTCCGCAGTCAACTATGTTCAAGTAACAGGTGCTGCTACTGGTGGTTCGCCTACGATCAGCGCACAAGGTAGCGACTCAAACCCAAACATTACATTACAAAGCAAGGGAACAGGCAACGTAGTTTTAATGGACGGCGGCGGTAATACTGGTGTTCGTTTATTACGCGCTGTTGCATCTGGGGATACGTTTGTAGACGTTCAGCGTTTAGTTGGCGGTGTCTCTTTTACTGCGGCAAGTAGCGTCACAAACGGCGCTTTAGTATTCCAAAGCAAAGGCACAGGAGCCATTGACCTAGCAGCAGGTTCAAGCGGTGTGAACATTAGTAACGGTGGTACTGTTACTGCTATTACTCGGACTGCAACGGGCGGTAGCTACACTAGCATTCCAAGCGTTGCGATTACCGCGCCTACAACTGCGGGTGGCGTACAAGCAACTGCAACAGCAACAATGTTTGCCGCCTCTGCGACTGTGCAATCTGGCGGGACAGGCTACACGGTTAATGATGTTTTAACTGTTGTTGGTGGGACTTTTTCATCCGCTGCAACATTTACTGTTTCTGCTGTGAGTGCTGGTGTTGTAACAGCGGTTACTTTGACTTCTGGCGGCACTGCTTACTCAGTGTTACCTACAAACCCTGTGTCAACAACAGGCGGTACTGGGACAGGCGCTACGTTAAACATTACTGGTTACGGTCTTTCAACAACCTTCACCATAACCAACGCAGGTAGTGGCTACGTAGAACAACCAACAGTGACCTTCTCAGGTGGTGGTGGCTCTGGTGCTGCTGCTTATGCAAGTGTTGGAGCTGCAACAACTATTAAGACGCTTTTTGGGACTACTACAAGTGGACTTGATTTAGCAACTCCTGCTGGTGCTCAAGTAAGAATTGCTGACATTGGCGATGGCACTAGACCTCTGCAATTAAACGGCGGTTCTGCTAGTGCTACGCAAATTGCTGGTTTGTTTATGAACACTAGCGGTGCATCTTTAGGATATAGCACCAACACAGGAACTCATGCTTTTTACACTGGTGGTAGAGCAGCAACAGAACAAATGCGTGTATCCCACACAGCCTCTGCTGTGAACTACGTACAGGTTACTGGTGCGGCTACTGGTTCATATCCAATTATGTCGTCACAAGGTAGCGATTCAACTGTCGGTCTTGGGTTTCAATCAAAATCTGCCAGTATTTTATTTTTTACAAGAACTGGCGTACAACGTTCTTTTAATATTCTTGATTCGGCGTCAACAGCAAACTATCTGCAAGTGCAAGGCGCTGCAACAACAGTTGCCCCAACACTTTCAAGCCAAGGCACAGACACAAACATAGACCTAACCCTGACACCAAAGGGAACAGGTAACGTCAGGTTCGGCACTTACACGGCAAACATGGCCCTGACGATTCAAGGCTACATTGAAATCAAAGACAGTGGCGGTACAACCCGTAGACTTGCTGTTATCGCTTAACTTTTTAAAAGGAAACATAAACATGGCACTCATTAAAGCAATCATGACCGACTATGGCTGCACAGCCGATTATTGGCACATCGGAGCAGTACAAGAAGACTTCAAAGGCCAAGGTACTGAAGTGACCTTCTACGGCTACGCATCCAAGGAAGCCCGTGACGCAGGTAAGCAACCCTTGAGCGCAGGTAAGGTGCAGATCGCTGGTAACGAATACGTTGCTGGTGCTGATCGTGCTGCTTTGTACGCAATCATCAAACAAAAGCCTGAGTTTGAAGGCGCAGAGGACGCTTAATGTCCAAATACTCTGACCAGTATGTTCTTTACGGATATTGGGAATACCAATATGCCGAAGGAGATGTACTGGCTTCAGAGGGCAGTGCTTCTATTGATGCCGTTGTCACAACGGTTGCAAATGGTGGCGTAAATAGAAGCACAGCAAATGCTTCAATCAGCGCAACAGTCACAACAACTGCGCAAGCAATCAGGCAAAAGTTAGGTGCATCAGACGTTAGTGCGTCAGCCACTACAACGTCAGCAGCAATCAGGTTAAGGCTGTCTGGCTCGTCCGTCAACGCCACAGCCACAACAACATCAGCGGCAAGGATTGTTGCTGGTGGAGCGTCTGCGATCTACGCATACGGCACAGCATCAGCAACTGGCAACTTCACAGCATCAGCCAACGCTGCCATTTACGGCTACGTCACGACAACAGCCAGAGGCTATCGCTACGGCGAGGAGTGGACGGGCGTTAATGATGTTTCAGAATCTTGGACTAATGTTAGTGATAACTCACTTACATGGACAGCATCATCAGACACATCAAAGTCGTGGACAGGTATTTCAGATCAATCGAAAACTTGGACTCAGGTCAGCGATAATTCATCATCTTGGACACCAGCAGATTAAGGGCGCATCATGGCAGATACCACCACCACTAACCTATCTTTGACAAAGCCAGAAGTTGGCGCGTCAACAGACACATGGGGAACCAAGATCAATGCTGACTTGGACACCATTGATGCGTTGTTTGATGCTGGTCCAATCTTGAAAATTACCAAAGGCGGTACTGGTGGTGCGACTGCATCTGCTGCCCGTACAGCTTTAGGTCTTGCCATCGGCACTGATGTACAAGCCTACAACGCTAATCTTCAAGGCGCTACTCAAGGTGGCATCAACGGCTTCAAGAACCGCCTCATAAATTCCGCAATGGTGATTGACCAGCGTAATGCGGGGGCTAGTGTTGCAACCAGCTCTGGCTCTGATGTATACACATTAGATAGATGGGTTGCTGTTTATTCTGCGACAACAAAATACACTGTGCAGCAAAACGCTGGTTCTGTAACACCACCAACAGGTTTTACTAACTATGCTGGTATAACTTCAACGTCTGCCTATTCAGTTCCTTCAGGCGGATATTTTGCTTATGTCCAGCGTGTTGAGGGCTACAACGTAGCTGATTTAGGTTGGGGTGCTGCTGGTGCTGCCTCTGTTACTTTGTCTTTTTGGGTTAGGTCAAGCCTGACAGGTACGTTTGGTGGCTCTATAACTAACAACGCTGAAAATAGATCATATCCGTTTAGCTACACAATTTCAGCCGCAAATACTTGGGAGCAAAAGTCCGTAACTATTGCTGGCGACACAAGTGGTACATGGCTAACCACAAACGGTACAGGTTTAAAAATATGGCTTGGCTTAGGAGTGGGATCAACATATAGCGGAACTGCTGGTTCATGGGCAGGTGCTAGTTACTTTTCAGCCACAGGCGCAACCAGCGTAGTCGGCACAAACGGAGCCACCTTCTACATCACAGGCGTTCAACTAGAAAAAGGCTCAACAGCAACGAGCTTTGACTACCGCCCGTATGGTACTGAGTTGGCTTTGTGCCAGCGGTATTTTGTTGAGTTGTTTGGCGGTACAAACGCATACCAGTCTATGGGATTAGCTGATACATACAGCACAACTCAAGGTTCTTATGTTTTGTATTTGCCTGTGCCAATGAGGACAGCAACGCCTTCGCTTACGACTGTTGGGAATGTGTACCTGCAAAACTTAGGCAACGTAAACATTAGTGCTTTTGCTGGCCCATACAGTCAAAAAGGCACAATTGTTGAAGGTGACATTACGATGGCAAGTGCTGTAACTGCAAACCAATGCGGGTTTATGCGTTTCAACAACGTCAACACTGCCACTGCCAAGTTCAACTTTTCTGCGGAGCTGTAAATGTATAAGTTAATCAACACACGTAGCGGTGAAGCTGTCATTCGATTCAATGCTGATGGTTCAACAACGTCATTTGCAAAAAGCGAAGACAACACAGACTACCAAGCCTATTTGAAATGGCTGGAAGAAGGCAACACGCCAGAGGCAGCAGATGAGTGACACGCACGAACTAGCGACAGAGACAGACAAGAAATTGGCTGTGCATGAGGCTGTCTGCGCTCAACGCTATGAGGGCATCCAAAAGCGATTTGACGATGGCTCCAAGCGTATGCAACGCATTGAGTACATCTTGTATCTAATCGCTGGTATGACTTTGCTTGGCTCAAATCAAGGTGCTGAATTGTTGATGAAGTTATTTGTTAGGGGATAACCATTGACCCAATATCTCTTCTCCTTATGGCACAAAGTGCGGTCGGTGCTATCAGGGCTGGTTGTCAAATGCTATCTGAAGGGAAAGCAGAAATTGGAAAATTCAAAAAACAAATTGAAGGTGGAGTTGCGGACGCTAAAGCGATCTATGCAGAAGTCACTGGCATCTGGGGATGGATTAAAGGTCTATTGGGAACGCCTAATAAATCTGCTGGAAGCATTAGTGCCAAGCAAATCGAAGTCTCAAAGCCAACCACCAAAAAAGCCAAGAAAGAGCCAGAGTCAGAACTGAGTTACGAGGAGTTTCAAGCAAGGGCTGTCCACGAAATCTGCGAAAACTTGAAGATTTACTTTGAGGCCATGAGGCATCTCAAAGCGCACTGCCGAGAACTAGACGAGCTGGCATTGACCACCGACAAGGTTGCCGATAGTGCGATTGATAGGATTGAGATTCAGTGGCAGATGAATCAGTTGTCAGCTCAGTTGAAGCAAGCAATGATTTACGGGACACCAGAGTCGTTGGGCTTGGGGTCCATGTACAAGGAATTTTTAAATAAGTACGATGAGATTCTGGAGGGGCAGGAAGTCGCGCGCGAATTGAAGGCTAAACGAGATCGGGATAACAGATGGCGACTAGAACACCGCAGAGAAATCCTGATCGCCAAGATGACTTACGCAATAGCAGTAGGGATGGGATTCCTACAAGTGATTGGAATGTATTTCAGTCTATGAAAGAATTTTGGTTTTGGGTTGCCATCGTCACACTGCTGATCTTCTGCATCATGATGTTGTCATTCGTGGTGCTGCACACGGACAAGCAGCTCAAGAAGGTCAACGCGCTGGTCATCAGGCTTGAAGAAAAGGAAAAGAAACGAAATGAAAAGAATCGTACTGACCCTGCTGATGCTGATTAGCATTGCTGGATGTGAAGATAGGTACAGGTATTATTGCCAAGACCCTAAGAACTTCCCACAAAAGAGATGTCAAAGACCTGATTGCCTATTCACTCAAGATTGCCCTGATTATTTAGTCGCACCTGTATTGGAGAAACAAATTGCCCAACCAACACCAGCAGCATCGTCTGACCGCTGAAGAACTTGAAGTCAGAACTTGGAGCTTTGTCGTTGTCGTAGTCACGTTCATCTTGGCTGGCATCGTGGCTTTCATGTTGTACAGCTTGGCCTTCGTTACCCAACCACTCAAGGCTATGGCTCCAATGGACCAAGCCTTTGCCAAAATGCTGAACGACATTGTTCTTTTGGTGGTTGGCGGTATCGGTGGCGTGATGAGCCGCAAGGGTGTTCAAGCCATTGCTGACAAAGTTACATCTTCACCGAGTCCATCCCCACAGCCCCAAGCCGTAGCACCTAGCACACCTCCAGTGACTACGGCAGCAGGAGGAATGTTTGACTTTAACTTTGGTGGTTTCAAGAATCCAGAGCTGGACGAAACATGGAGAGCGCCTCCACCACCAACAACACCACCAGACTTCATTGACCCGTCAGCAGAAGAAATTGCACATGAACGTGCAGCAGCTAAAGGGGAAGTCTGATGGTAAACCCTTGGATGATTATTGGCGTTATCTTCGTGGTTCTTGGAACGTACAAGTACGGTACGCATGAGGGCTACAAGGAGCGCGATGCAGAGATGCAAGTTGAGATCGCAAGGCTCAATGAGGAATCTCGCGCCAAGGAGCAAAAGCTCTCTGAAGACTTGAACCAGACATCTTCACAACTGAAAGAGGCAAACGATGTTGTCACCAAAAAACAAACTGATCTTGATGCTGCCATTCGTTCTGGCAGGGTGCGCTTCGGCTCCTCAAGTTGCGTACAAACCGCCACAAATACCACCCCTGCCAGCGGAAATCAAACCGATGCAAGCGAATCTGACAGACAGACTCTCCTCCTTATTGCTCAACTCATCGCAGAAGGAGATCAAGCCATCAACAGACTCAACGCCTGTATCGCGGCCTACAACCAAGTAAGGGACACGATCAATGGTCAACGCTGAACAATTAGCCAAGCTCCACATTAGTGCTGAATGGGTTGATGCGCTCAATGAGACATTTGAGCGTTTTGGAATCAATACGCCACGCCAACAGGCTGCTTTCATTGGGCAGTGTGGACATGAGTGCGGCAACTTCAAAGTGCTTGAGGAAAACCTTAACTATCGTGCAGCAACCTTGATGAAGCTGTGGCCTAAACGCTTCCCAACGCAAGAGGTTGCCAATGGATACGAGAAAAACCCAAAGAAAATTGCAAACATGGTCTATGCTTCTCGCATGGGTAACCGTGATGAGTCATCTGGGGATGGTTACCGTTTTCGCGGTCGTGGGTGTATTCAGCTTACTGGTCATGCTAATTATTTCCACGCTGGTAAAGCATTGGCAATTGATTTTGTTGCTGACCCTGACTTGGTGGGTACTCCAAAGTATGCAGCCCTGACTGCTGGCTGGTTCTGGTCAACGCACAACTGCAACGTCTTGGCTGAAGCCGCAGATTGGATTGCCTTGACGAAGAAAATCAACGGCGGGACGATAGGTTTGGATGCCCGCATCAAACACACCAATGAAGCACTGGCGGTTTTGCAGGGCTAATTTGGGGGAAAATATGGGCTATGTCAAACACAACGCAAAAGCTAGACGCGCCAGCATTATCTGACTTGCCTAACCCGCAAGACAGGTATGACCGTCTAACTGTTGCGCAGACCAATGGCGTGTTGAGGACGTTCTTTTTACGTCTGTTTTCTGTTCTTTCTGACCTGTTTGGCACTCGCGGTGGACGATTCCTGAATATGCCTTACGGGGCATTTCAGGACACGACAGACCAGACAGCCACGGCAAACACTGCAACCGTGATGACGTTCAACACAACAGACTTTGCAAATGGCGTGTCTGTTGTAACAAGTGGTGGAAAAGCGTCAAGGCTAACAGTTGTACAAGCTGGCATCTACAACCTTCAATTCAGCGCACAGTTTCAAAATACAGACACACAAGAGTATGATGCAAGTATTTGGCTGCGTAAAGATTCGTCTGGTGCTGGCGTAGATATTGATGGTTCAACAGGATTTGTTGGAATTCCAAGTAAACACGGCGGAATAGATGGTCACATCATTGCTGGCTGGAACTACTTTGTCACACTCAATGCAAATGACTTTGTTGAGATTTGGTGGTCAACGCCAAACACTGCTGTAACAATTCAAGCCTACCCTGCTGGCACATCACCAACAAGGCCAACAACAGCATCTGTGGTTGCCACATTGACCTTCGTGTCTAACCTTACTTCATAATTGAACTATGGCACTCGTACCACTCAAAATCCCTGCTGGTATCTACCGCAACGGCACTGAATACCAATCTGCTGGACGTTGGTTTGACTCCAATCTGATTCGTTGGTTTGAAGGAACTTTGCGGCCTTTGGGTGGGTGGCGTAAGCGTTCAAACTCACAGATGACAGGCAAATGTCGTGGCTTACTAACTTGGCGTGACAACTCCAATGAGCGTTGGATTGCTGCTGGTACAAACAGCAAGCTGTACGCCATGAATGAGGCTGGTTCTTTGAAGGACATCACCCCCACCACGTTTACAACAGGCTCTGCTGATGCCGTTGTCAAACTTGGCTATGGTTATGGCACTTACGGCTCGTATGCTTATGGCGTTGCTCGTCCAGACTTAGGTTCATACGTTGCTGCAACAACTTGGACAATGGACGCATGGGGCGAATATCTAGTTTCTTGTTCATCTTCTGATGGTCAAATCCTTGAATGGCAATTAGGTTTTGGGACACCAACAAAGGCTGTTGCCGTGTCAGGCGCTCCAACATCATGCGCTGCCGTGATGGTGACTGCTGAACGCTTTGTCTTTGCACTTGGCGCGTCAGGCAACCCACGCAAAGTCTCTTGGTGTGATCAAGAAGACAACACAGATTGGACTCCTTCGACAACAAATCAGGCTGGCGACTTTGAGTTGGCTAGTGTTGGTTCATTGAAGTGCGGTAAGCGCGTTCGCGGTATTAACTTGCTGTTTACTGACGTTGACGTTCATGCTGGTACTTACATTGGCGGGACATACGTCTATTCTTTTGATCGCGTTGGTTCAGGCTGCGGTGTTATTTCTGCGCAGTCTGTTGCTGCAATTGACACGGCTGCAATCTGGATGTCTCGTTCAGGATTCTGGATATATGACGGTTACGTCAAGCCTTTGCCATCAGATGTTGGCGACTACATCTTCCAGAATATCAACTACACACAGGCAAGCAAGATTTACGCTGTTCACAACAGCAAGTACGGTGAAATCACTTGGTTCTACCCCTCAAGTCAGTCAAACGAAAACGACTCTTATGTGACTTACAACTATCGTGAAGGTCATTGGGCAATTGGCTCAATGGGTCGGACTGCTGGCAGTGATCGAGGCGTGTTCTCAAACCCATTGATGGTTTCTGCTGATGGCTATGTCTACGAACACGAAGTCGGTTATGACTACGAGGGCGGTACGCCTTTTGCTGAGTCTGGTCCTTACGAGATTGGCAACGGCGACAACATCATGTCTGTGCGTAGAGTTATCCCTGACGAGCAAACGCTTGGCGAGGTCGTTGTGTCGTTTAAGACTCGGATGTACCCGATGGCGACAGAAACGACTCACGGCCCGTATTCAGCCTCTCAACCAACCGATGTGCGCTTCTCAGCACGTCAGGCCAAGATTCGCTACACAGGAAATGTTTTGGGTGATTGGCGCATTGGCGTAACCCGTGTTGATGCAATTGCTGCTGGACAACGGTGATGCGCTATTGAGTCGCCAAGAGACTAAAATTCATGCAAGAGTTGAAGGCGGGAAAAGTACCAGTGTGCATCCGTAAGGATTACACGATGTATCTTGAGTTCTTTGATGGTCATTTATGGTTTCACATTGACATCCGTAAGTGGTCGGCAAGGGTGAAAAGATGCTGCGATAGGGACTTTTCTAGCATTGCGGATTTGGTTGGCGTTGCTGTGCTGGCGCTAATTCGTGAAGATGACATCAAGCTCAAGAGATTTGCCAAGTGCTTTGGCTGGTCTGAGAAATGTCAAATAAATTTGATTGATGGCTCAAGGGCTTACATCTACGCTTCAAGGGCGTGAAAAGGGGAATGATATGGGTGGTGCAGTAAGTAACGTGGTTGAAGGCATTGGCAATATCGGTCAAGGCGCAATTGATACCGTCAAGGATGTTGCAGAGTCTGATGTTGGCAAAGCTGCAATGCTTGCTGCTGGCGCTTATTACGGCGCTCCATATTTGATGGGTGAAGCTGCTTTAGGCGCTGGAGCATTAGACGCAGCAACTGCTGCTGAAGGCTTTGGTGGAGCTGGCGCATTAGGTGTTGGCGGTAGTGCTGGACTTGCTGGTTCTACTGCGGCTAAAGCTGCTGCTGGAGCTGGCGGTTTAGGTCTTGGCAGTTTAGGCAGCATGGGTTGGGGTACGGCTCTTGGCGCTGGCGCTTTGGCAAGCAAAGTCCTTGGCGGCAATCAACCAACATCAGCCACGTCAAGCACATCAATTGACCCGCAGATGAAAGAGGCGTACTTGCGCAACCTTGAGGAAGCGCGTCAGACTGCTGCTGGCCTTGGCACACGTCAGTTTGCTGCCTTCCCTGAGTACAGCACGAACATGGTTCAGAAGTACATGAATCCGTATCAGCAAGAAGTGATTGATGCTTCTATGGCTGATTTGGAGCGTCAACGTCAGATGCAACAGATGCGCGATCTGAACACAGCTACTCAAGCAAAAGCCTTTGGTGGTTCGCGTCAAGGTGTTGCACAGGCATTGACAAACGAAGCCTATGACCGCACACAAGCAAGCACATTGGCTAACTTGCGCAGCCAAGGCTTTGGCAACGCTCAAGCCGTTGCGTTGGCTCAAGAGCAAGCACGTCAAGCATACGAACAGCAAAAGCTGGACGCTACACGCAACCTTGGCTTGGAGCGTTTGAACATTGCTCAAGGCGCTTTGAGCTTGCAGCCAGCAAACCTTGGCGGCACACAGACAACACCAATTTATCGCAATGCTGGTGCAACTGCACTTGGCGGCGCATTGGGTGGCGCTACGATTGGCAAGATGATTAGTCCTGAGTACGCTGGCTATGGCGCTTTGGCTGGCGGTCTGCTTGGATTCATGTAAGGGGTAAATGATGGCAACAATGCAAGACTTCGGCGGTTTACTCTTTGGTCAAGGCGGTACTGGCCTTGAGGAATATCTAACGCCAGCACAGACACAAGCAATCCAGCAGCAGGGTATGCTGCAAGCAGCCGCTGCCTTGTTGCAAGCTGGTGGTCCTAGCGCACGTCCAACTTCGCTTGGTCAAGCTCTTGGCGGTGCATTGATGGCTGGTCAGCAAGGCTACAACCAAGCACAGCAGGGTGCTGTTGCTAACTTGATGACACGCCAAAAATTGGATGAGATTCAACGCGAACGTCAATTGCAGCAATATATTCTTGGCGGTGGACAAGCTGCACCAGCAGCAGCACCAATGCCAGCTATTCCAACTGAGCCTGTTAGCGGAACTGATCTTGGTGGTAGTGGTGCTGCACCAGTGTCTATGCCTGTTTCTCAACCTACGGTTGGCGGTGGAATCTTGCAAAACTTGTCACCACAAATGAGAGCAATTGCTGCAATTTCTCCAAAGACTGCGCTGCCTAAGATTCTTGAAGAAGAACTCAAGCGTGAAAGTTTCAACATCTTGACTCCTGAGCAAGCAACTGCAATGGGTCTTCCAACAGATGCAACTTATCAACGGAACGCTCGTACTGGTCAAGTGACTTCTGTTGTTTCTTCTGAAGCAACTCCAACTGAAGTGCGTTTGTTGAAGGCTTCTGGCAAGCCAGTTACTTTTGAAAACATCATGGCAATCCGTAGGGCTGGCGCTGTAACCGTAAACATGGGTGAAGGTCAAAAGGGTTTTGAAAACGAAGTCAACTTGAAAAAGATGTTTTCTAATGAGCCAATCTACAAAGACTATTCTGATATGCAGTCTGCGTTTAAGCAAGTCAAATCTTCATTGGCGCAAGAGAATCCAATTGGTGATGTTGCTGCTGCCACCAAGATTATGAAGCTGCTGGACCCTGGCTCGGTGGTGCGTGAATCTGAACTCGGCATTGCTATGGCTGCAACTGGAAAGATGGATAGATTGCAGAACTATGTGACGAATTGGACTCAAGGAACAAAGCTCACGCCAACACAACGTCAAGACTTCCAAAACCTTGCAAACGAGTTGTACGCTGCTGCTGGTCAGACTTACAACACTAAGCGCAATGAATATGTTGACTTTGCTTCTAAGTACAACCTTGACCCGACTAAAGCTCTTGGCGCTCCTGCGACTATCCCTTCAGTAATGAAAGGTTCAGGCTCTATTGCTGGAGGCGGTGGTGGTCAACAACGCAAGCCATTAGGCTCAATCTTCGGCGTACAACCACAACAATAAGGACTAGATCATGGACGGTCTACAAAGCAAAATCTCTGAGGCTCGTAAGGCTGGCTACGGTGACGATGAGATCGTCCAGTTCTTGTCCCAGATGCCTGATGTTGGCGCTCAAGTCAATGAGGCGCTAAAGAATCAATATCAGCCAAACGAAATCTTGAAGTTCTTAGCGGAACGAAAGTCACCAGCATACGAGGCTGGCGCAAAGCTGCCTGAGTCACAACGTGCGTTAATCAGCGCAATGCAAGGTCCAACATTCGGCTTCATGGATGAGCTGGCTGGCGCTGTACTTGCTCCAATTGGCGCAATGAGAACAGGCAAACCATTAGCAGAGCAATACGCAAAGTATCGTGATGTTGCTCGTGGTGCTGCTGAGTCTTATGGCAAGGAAAGCCCTTGGACTTCTGCTGGGTTACAAGCCGCAGCCTCTTTGCCAATGATGGCAACACAGGGCGTGAGCCGAGGTGTTCAGGCTGCTGGCACTGCGGCAGCTCCTTACGTTGCACCAATGATCGCCAAGGCTGGTCAGTATTTGGCTGGTACTCCTGCTGCTGGTCAGGTTATGGGATTAGGCCAACGCGCTGTTCAGGCTGGCGCTTCTGGCCTTGGCTATGGCCTTATTGGTGGCCTTGGTTCAACCGAGGCTGAATCCATTGGCGACATCACAAAAGACGTATTGAAGTCAGGCGCTGTTGGCGCTGGACTCGGTGCAGCAACACAACCCGTGATGGCTGTGCTTGGTGCTGGTGGTCGCCAAGTTATTGGTCGTGTCTCTGACAAGGCTGCTGGACGCTACGCTGAACAGAAGGTTGCTGAAGCCTTGCTGCGTGATACGCCACCAGACTTGCTGTCTAGCGCGTTGGGTATCTCTCAGGCTCGTATGGGCAAGCTCGGCGCTGAAGCCCGTATTGCTGACGTTGGTGGTGCTAACACACGTCAGTTGTTAGACACTGTTGCAACGCTTTCTGGTGAGACTAAGCAGGCATTGGAACGCGCAATCCGTGAGCGTCAATCAGGTCGTGCTGGTCGCTTGATGGGGGCTGCTGATACTGCACTCGGAACGCAGGGTGCAGACTTCCTTGGAAGCCTTGAGCAATTTAACTTGCAACGTCAAACTGCTTCGCGTCCTTTCTATGACGTGATCGACAAGGCTGTCATCACGGTTGACAACCAACTGATGGACGTGCTGAACCGTTCTAAACGCGCTCAAGGCGCTGCTGAGCTGCTGTTTGAAACAAAGACAGGCCAGACTCTGGACTTGTCCAAACTGAAGGTTGGTGAGCAAGTTCCAATGAACGTGCTTGACACCTTGAAGCAATCCTTGTACGACTCAGCTCAAACGCTGAAACGCGCTGGCAGCGGTCAGCAAGCAAACGCATACGATGATGTGCGTACAAGCCTTGTCAAGTTGCTTGAAGATAAATCACCAAAGGTTGGTGGTCAGTCTGCTTACACGCAAGCCATGAAGACTTGGGCTGGTCCTTCTCAGATGATGGATGCTGCCGAAGCTGGTCGCAAGGCTTTGACTGGTGACATCATGGACATCAAGCAATTGACCAAAGGATTCACACCATCAGAGATGGATGCTTATCGCATTGGCGCTTTGCAAGCCTTACGTCAAAAGACAGGCACAGAGGCTGGTCAAACATCATTGCTCAAGATGTGGAAAGAGGACGCAACGAAAGACCGTTTGCGCGAAGTTTTTGGCAATGACTACCGCAAGTTTGCTGCTGATGTTGCGCGTGAAGCTCGATTGAAGGGCATGGAGTCTGCTGGTCGCGGCTCTCAGACTGCTGCTCGTTTGGCTGGTGCTGCTGATTTGGATGTCGCACCATTGATGCAAGGCGTTCAAGCTGCTGGTACTGGTAATGTTCCAGCAATGGTTTCTGCTGGTTCATCCTTGATGAGCAAGGTGCAAACACCAGAGCCAGTGCGCAACGAAATTGGTCGCATCCTGCTTTCACGCGAACAGCAAAAGCTGCTTGACTTGAACGAGACAATGCGCAAGCTGAACGCATCACGCGCTGCGGCTGCTGGTTACGGTGGCTACACTGGTGGACAGATTGGCAGCAACTTGGCATTTCCACAAAACGGACAATAAATCATGGCAGACAATATCCAAGCAACGCCACGAAACTATCTTGGTGGCCTACTGAGTGACGCATACAAGTGGATGCAGTCACCTGAACGCACTCAGCAGATGCAGGGCTTTGCTGGTTTGCTTGGAACTACTGGCGTACCACAGACAATTGAGCGTATGGCCTACGGTGAACCATTGACAAACATAGGTCGTGCCAATGTGCCATTGCTCAAGCCTGAAACTGCTGATGCAATGATGACGGTTGCGCCAATGGTTGGTCCTGCTGCGCGTGGAGCAAAAATGCTTCCCAAGAATCTTCCTGTTGGAATGAGTGTCAAACCAGTTGATGATGTTGTTGGGCTACTCACACCAAAGATTGATGAGATTACTGGTTTGCCATTAAATTCTGATGGTACTGTTACGCTTTTCCACCACACAAATAAGTCTGCTGCCGAACAAATCGCAAAAACAGGCAGATTGAAATCTGCTGGAGAGCCTAGCGTTTACCTGACAACTCAGAAAGCAACAGACACTGGATATGGTGATGTTGCTGTCCCTGTTCGCGTCAAGCCATCATTGCTTAATCTTGATGATGAGTTTCCTAGTGGTCGCATGGACTTCAGTATTGATACAGGAAAGCCAAAAGGCTCAATCCCTGTAACTGTTGAAAAGCCTTCATTCACCTACCCACAAGAAGAAGCACTACGTCTTGCGCAGCAACGAGCTGCATTGCCAGTTGAGCAAGGTGGACTTGGTTTATTGTCTAACAATACTGCTGCTGAACGTGCTGCTGCAATGGGAGGCAAAGATGCAATCCACTTTTCTCGAACTGGTGGTGACTTCAATGTTTTAGATTCTGGTCAATATGCAGTTGCACCATTTGATGCCGTAGGAACTCACGTTGGCACTAAAGAAGCCGCGCTTGATAGATTCAGAAATACATCTGGAACAATAGACACGCCAAAAGGCTCAACATATCCTGTTCAAATACTTGGTGATAGGCCTTTGATGAATCAAAATGGTATGCCTTGGGGAGAAGATGATTTAAACGCATTTTTACGTCAATCAGGTGAATACAACTCTACTAACGCAAAGATGACTTATCAAGACATGAATAAGGAATTGCGCAAAAAGTTGTTTGAAGAACAAGGATATACAAGCATCCCATATTTCAATGAAGTTGAAGGGAAAGGGAGCATTAGTTATATTGTTCCACCAGAAAATTTACGATCACAGTTCGCAGCCTTTGACCCGTTCCGTAGGACTGCTGCAACCGCTGCGGCAATGGGTGTTGCTGCGCCAGACTTACTGGCTCAAGAACAGCCCGTCATCACTCAACAACAGATTGATGATGAGATGGCTAAGTACGGTTTACTTGGACGCTGACCCAAAAAACGCAGCCACCAACGGGTCGCGTTTGACTTTCCTTCTTAGCTGACGCTGACGCGCAAGCCTGAAGGCTTTACGCTCAACGTCCTCTGTCTCTCGCAACTTACGTCCACGCTCTGCCTGAGTCATTGGCCTTGGCTTCTTCGCGTCCACGCCAATGCCGTAACGGTAAGCAGCAGCAGGGATTGAGTTGTACTCAACCCTGCGCCACTCTTGAATGAAAACCTTGCCTTCGCGGTAGAGCTTGGCAACAATCATCCTAGATGTACGGACATGGCAGTGGACAATTCCAGCCAGTTCCACAGCCGTGAATGGTTCATCCATGATGGCGTGGATGATGCGAGGACGAATGACGGAGTTCATTTGAGTCTGTTAGCCACCAAAGTTGCATATCCAGCAATGTCGTGCCAATGATCATGCAGATCAGGATTGCCGTTCAAGATGCGAGCAATTTTGTGGCAAATCATTTCTAAAGCCTCACGTTGATCTTGATCTAAATCACAGCCACGCTCTGCTTCGTAAGCTCGCAAGATAGCTTTTAATCTTTGCGAGATGTCAGCATGGCCTTGAAAATCTCCATGCGTTTCTTGGCGCTGCGCCAATGTTTCATTGATGTCTGTCATGTGTTATCTCTTAATGCTTTTTTTCCAATTTCAGTCAATATGCTGCCCGAGTTCACCAAACCTCTGCGCCTGAGTGACCAATATGTGTTCCATGAGCCAGC